TTTAGAGCGTATTGATAATAGTATAGGTCATAACATTGGTAATGTTGAAATCGCATGCCTTTCATGTAATCTCCGGCGGCGAACTATGTATCACGAGCGGTTTCTTTTTACAAAGCAATTAACGGTTGTAAAATCAGGGAACCTACGGTTCCCCGAACCCCTCCCTCAGGGGGAAACAGAGGTTCCTCAAACCCCTCCTTTTCAGGTAATCAAGTAAGGGAGGGGTTCGGGTTGCGCCTTCGGCGCAGTTGAAAATGAAGTTTTCTAGAACCGTAGGTTCCCCCTACCAGTGGAGTGGTTCCGGAAAGTATTCGTTTAATAGGTTCTCATAATACGATCGTATCTCATCAGTCAAAACGAACTCGGTATCTGTTTTAGAATATAGATCAAATTGGTTAAAGTCGAGAACATCCTGCATTATAATTTCATCACTAGGTTTCATAAAGTGTGTGTAATCTTTACCCGTGTGCCACGGATAGAAAGAGTGGAATCGAATTATATTATGATATTTATAGGAGAGCTTATGTCCGGTGTTATGTCGGAGAACCTGATACAAATATTCGTCGTGGCCGAATGACAATTTTAATTGTTCTATACCACATCCTGGTTCATATATACCATTGTCGGTTGAATATATAGGGTGGTCGAAGTCCGGGTTCTCCTTCATTGTATCAAAATACACAATTGATTCTGGAAACTTGCACCCTACCGCATATGTGTCACCGACAACTGCCAGACTTGGCTCGTTAAATATAAATAGGACTTTGCCTAAATCATGTATCAGTCCACATATTTGTAATTCGTAGTCGTGTGGGTGTTTTTTTCGTATACGCTCGGCCGTTTGGTAAGCATGAATGGAATTTTCACTATGGGTATCTGGATCACTGGGGTCTACAAATGAATCCATCGTTTTCAATGCTTGGACCATACTCATCTTTATTTTTACGTTACCCAAATCATGATATTGTTTTAGTTTGTCTGATACATATTCATACGTCTGTGTTTTATGCTGTTCCTTGTAAAAATGATATTGCGGTGTATCAACTTCGTATTTGCGTAACTCCATAAATATCGCTTAGAAAAAAAACGTTTTATCCAAACGTGTTCTCACAACTATATACAACATATAAAAAATGGTCTTCTTTGTCACGCGATTCGTTATACACCTTGTATATGAGTTCTGTATTACAAGCGACCGTATTATCTATAAACATAAAGAGCGCTTTTTCGGGACTCAACTGTAATCGTTTGCGTATAACATATAAAAATTGTCCGACTGTTAAATCCGCTGGTACAAGAAATTTACATTTATCAATCTCGGGGGTGTTTGTAGAATTCGGACTGCGCGAAATTATCACCGGTATGCGATCCGGATATTTTTGCATAATCCTATCTGCTTCATGCGTAGTCTTTTTGGTCTTGGATAAAAAAGGAATTACCATATTCATTTTTTATTATATACTGATATATTTTAGTTGCTTACTTAGGTTTGCACTCTCCTGTAGTCGGATTGCGACGAGATCCCTTGGGGCAGTGTTTCTTCGATTTACACTTCTTAGTTTTCTTATTACGCTGACTTCCTTTCTTGCAGCGCGGGCGCTTGGTCGGCTTCTGATTCTTCTTCGTCTTGATGCATTTGCACTTTTTCGTCGTCTTACGTTTCTTCTTCGGTTTTTCTTCAACAGGTCCAAGTGCGGGCACATCCCCGATCACAGGTCCAACGCCGAACGAATTGTCTTCCGTAGGTACAAACCCTTCTTCTACCGGTGTGGAAACATCCTCGGTAGATTCTTCGACCGGGGAAATGTCCTCGGGGGAAATATCTTCAGGAGTGGGTACGGTCTCTCCCTCCACAGAGGCAAGCGATTCCTCTACCGACTCCTCCTCTTTTTTATCTTCCTCTTCGGGCTTGCCTTGGATTACAGAGCTTATTCCTTGGGTTATAGACTCAATCACACCCGGTTCTTCCGGTTTAAGTGTCGTTTGGTCTGTGACAGTTGACATTATATATTATATAATATATATACATATAAAATTATACTCTAAATAATGAGTAATGGATATACACAAAAATATAACTGTAAAATTGGACTATTTTCATAATTCAAATCAAATTCCAAATATCATATTTCATGGTTCTTCGGGAACTGGTAAAACGACAATCGTCCAATCCTTTCTAAATAAGATATACAATGGTGATAAAACAAAGATAAAAAACAATGTGATGATTGTGAATTGTTCTCACGGAAAGGGTATTAAGTTTATACGAGAAGACCTGAAATTCTTCGCAAAAGCAAATCTACAGTCTACAACGGGTGTCAAATTTAAAACGATTGTTATGTATAACGCAGATAGCTTGACGAACGATGCACAATCGGCTCTGCGGCGATGCATCGAGCAATTCAGTTTTAATACGCGTTTTTTTATCATTGTAGAGAACAAACACAAATTACTGAATCCAATAGTATCACGTTTCTGTGAGATTTATGTTCCAGAACTTATAGAAAACGGAAAGGTAGTTAATTTACATCAATATACACTCGGTAAAAACATGGATCTGACTGAATTCAAAGATGAAAAATCAAAGTGGATGCGCGAATATTTGGATGACAAACAGATAAATACTAATATTATTGCCTCAGATACTAGTGTGGCAATTTATGAGAAGGGATATTCGTGTTTGGATCTGATGGAATACGTACAAGAATCTGGAAAATGGAGCGATGCAGTTAAATCCAATATTATGATGTGTTTCAATAAAATCAAAGCCGAGTTTAGGTGTGAGAAGATGTTGATGATGTATATGCTGAATTTTATATTCTTGCGAGAGAACACAGAACTACATAAAATCTCCTTTATGTAATCAGGGAACCTACGGTTCCCCGAACCCCTCCCTCGATTGCGGATACAAAGGGAGGGGTTCGGGGAACCGCAGGTTCCCTGACCCTGATGCGTAAATGTTTAGATATAAAAATATAGACGATTTCTATAAAAATGGATGATTTTGTTCTCTCGAACCTGCAAGAATCTAGAAACGAGTGGTGTAGCAGATTGGTAAGTATCTTAACACCATTGGTTATAGAAGGGATTCGGTCTATTTTCAATGAATCATGGAAGCTATGTATTGAGAATGATGAGGCTGGTAAGTATCTGATGACATTCCAAAATTTAATATCGCGTGTGCCTAAGTGGAATGCAAATATAATAGAGGAAGAACGTAAGCGAATTGTAGAACGGAGTGGATGTAATTATTTAGACGATTTAATTACTTGCGTCCATATTATTCAGCTGAAGGTTCTCACCTGTATTCGCGTAGGTAACAGACAGAAAAAGATAGATATCAATACGCCGAACTTGGATAGTTTCATTCATAAGGTTTATATTAACGTAGCTCGCAAATGCTATTCTAATGTGTATTTATTCGAAAAGAATATTCCGCCACTATTAACACAGAGAGTTAATAGAGAGCTTGAGCTCATCGTACAAGAGTCGATATTAAACACTATTCGTGATAGTATCCCAACAGAGGCAATCATTCGTGCATACATGGACGAGTCGGTAGAACAAGAAGAAGAGGTTATTATAGAGAACATTGGACCCGAACCGGTACCAGTACAAGTTGGTGAAGAAAAAGAGAAGGATAATGAAAAGGAAAAGGAAAAGGAAGATGAGGTAGAGAAACCTCAATTGGTACCTTCGATTTCCAATATTGATAATGAGCCTGTCATAACTAAATTGAAATTCAATGATTATGATAGTGTATTGGATTCTGAGACAGGAAGTGTGTCTGACGTAAATGCACCAAAGAACATAGAGAGACTGGAAGAGATAAGCACATCCAGAGCCATTCAACGAAAGCTCGAGGAAGAAGATGACGATGATTATGATGATGACAAGATAAAGATACATACAAATAGTGATATCGATTTAGGCGAAATGGATGTGTTTGATATGAATAAATCTGATACATTTGGTGATTCTATTACTTTGGATGGGGTTGAAGAGCTCTAGTCAGGGAACCATACAGGGGAACCTACGGTTCCCCTTGGACCCCTCCCTTAATACTATCCAATCCTTTGTTATTGTATCCCCAATTAAAGGAGGGGGTAAGGGGGAACCTTGGTTCCCCCTTGCGTTAAATCGTTGATATAAATGTTTAATAATTTAGTATATCAAATGGAAAAACCGATCATTATTACGATTTCAATTACCGTTTTGTTCTTTTTCGCCAAGTTGATTGAGATGAAGTTTGTCGAAAAGGAGAACAAGCCACTCAAGTTCCTTATACGCGACTCACTACTTGTAATGGCGTGCGCCTTCGTGCCGATTATGATATTCTTTCAGGCGAGTGGACCTGTAGCCGAAATGTTGGGTTCCAGTGATTTCACTGCATCGGCGCCAACCCAGATATTCACGGACGTTCCTGGATTTTAAACCCTTGAAGAATTAAAACGGGACGAAATCCCATTTTTTTCTTAAGGATTATGACCGATAAGTTTCCAAACGGACGCTTTCAGCGTCCCATTTGAAATCTTCATCGGTTTAAAAAGTATATATTCTTATAAATATGAATACATACATGTTTGCACTTATGCGTATGAAGGAATCTTGTCGATATCCATGCACGATGCATCTGTTACCGACGATTTGAATTGGCTGAAAAACGGGAATGCCAACTGATTCTGTGGAGTATGCGCGTGGACCGTCTTCGCGATCATCTTGTATAATTTGAAATCGGGATACCTTTCATCGCCATTTTTCTTATAGAGGACGCTAGTTTTTTTATCGTCCATGCACCATCTATGCACTGTTTTTTGTAGTTCATCTCGAGGTTTATCATCAACAATGAAATCTATAATGGAACATCCTAGACGACACAAATCAAAACTATAGTTCGGTTCGATAATTGGATATTTTTTATTGTAATATGGTTCGAAATTATATTGTGTAGCCGCATCTCCACCTGTAGCAAAGCTATCACTGCAGAATAGCTTTCCATTATATGTGTAAATGCTACGTCCGAAATCTATAAGTTTAAATATTCTACCATAAGTCGGGACCTTATAACATACATTATTATATTTGTAATAGAGGAATTCGATTTCCGTAGATATATACATAATATTATTCGTATGTAGATCATTATGTGTGAATTTAAATGCAGTCTGATACGCGAGTAGTGTCATTATTACTTGGAATAGTGCACTTGCACCAGTTTTCTCATCAATCTCTTCATTCACAAATAATTCGTCGAGTGTTCCTTCGCATTTTTCTAGGCATATCATCTGTACTGGGAAATTGTCGATATAAGCGAATATATTGGTTTCCTCTGCTCGTGATTCATTATCTACGTCCTCTTCATCATCATCTTCGCCTTCCTCATCATCATCTTCATCTTCATCTTCGTCATCTTCATTTTCATCTTCGTCGTCATCTGTATCATATTCGTCGTCAGACGTGGGGGGCGTGCGGGGGGCGTCAGCCCCTGCATCTTCCTCATCATCATCTTCATCATCTTCTTCATCGTCGTCATCCTCATCTGAGGTTGGTGGCGTGCGAGTTAGCGACAAATTCGCAACGTCTGATTCACCAGTCCCTGCATCCGCATAGACTTCTTCCAATGGGCTAAGATCAATATCGATTGTGGATAAATCCAATATAGATGCATCCAAAACAACACTATCTTCCGACGTAATTATGATCTTTTCGCGATTGCCTCTCGAGTTGTGGTTTGCCATAGAGGACACACGGTGTCTGTTTATGCGAAAGAGTTTATTCACATGATCCATAAAGAAATTTGAATTATTCAGATACTCATAATCGTCTGCAATATTCATTTTGAATTTTTGTTGGACTGCAGAGAACGAGCCATAGTATGCGACCGAGTGTTTGAAATCATGCAGCTCCATTAATTTACTAGACAAAAGTGAGAAAAACCCATCTGTATACGATGCATTGTTCGTATCCGATAATTTATCAAAGTTGGTACCATCAATGCTGGGTAGAGTGCGTATGGCGTCATTGTCGGTATCATATCGACCGATCATATATCGAATTGGGTCTAACAGAGGAGAATATTTTATAAATATTGGCTTGTCTACAAGCTGACAAGTCGTCGTGTCTATCACCGTTTTCAAATCTGCCATATGAAAACGATGATTCAATTGCATAGAATTGTAGTTTTGGGAATTAATATCAAATAGTAATTTTAGGATCGGTTGGTAATATTGAAAAGAATTTAGATGAAATGGATTATAGTCTTGCCTCAAGTCATCTGATGTAGGCGTAAATTGTTCTTCTAAATATTTCAAATTTATAGCATTGAATTGTTGTGCGACTTCTAACATTTTTTTATAACTGTAATTAACATATTATTTGGTAGATATGAACGTTTGTTCTCTATTTATAATTTATATCCTAAATTATAAATGACATTGGAATTAAAAAAATTCAATATGCGTGATATCACGTTTAAGGTAGATGAGAACAAAGGCCCCGTCGTTGTTCTAATTGGACGTCGTGATACAGGTAAGACATTCTTGGTGCGTGATCTACTATATTACCATCAAGATATACCGATTGGAACCGTTATCTCTGGTACCGAAGCTGGTAATGGTTTTTATAAAGAACATGTTCCTAAACTATTCATTCATGATGAATACAACTCGGTACTGATTGAGAACATCCTACGTAGACAGAAGGCTGTCATGAAACAAATGAAGAAGGAAGTTGAGACATACAAGAGAACCACAATTGATCCACGTGCTTTCGTGATTATGGATGACTGTCTTTACGATCAGACATGGACTCGTGACAAGATGATGCGACTCCTATTTATGAATGGACGTCATTGGAAGGTCATGTTGGTCATAACTATGCAATACCCGCTCGGTATCCCACCTAATCTGCGAACAAATATCGATTATGTGTTTATATTGAGAGAACCTTATTTAACCAATCGCAAGCGTATTTGGGAGAACTATGCGAGTATGTTCCCCACATTAGAATC